ATGGGGCCTTCTTTTGTGGGGCCAGTAACGAAGCGACGCTCGCCGTTTTCTCCGCTGTGAAGCAGGAACAACTTGGCGCGCTTGAAGTACAGTGTTAGCATTTTCGTTTTACTCATAGCTGGTATTATCTCTCTTCTGCCTTGCTCAGAAGGCTGGTTAGGGAAGTGCTGCGCGGCGGTGATGGGTGTCTTACCAAAGCGGCCTGCAAGGTGACCGGGATGGTCTGACGCTTATAACCGCCGCGCAACTTCAGTGATGTGCTTTGAGGCACAAGAAAGCCCACAGCCGATGTAGCCGTGGGCTTAGTAGAATTGATGGTTCACGCTTTCTTGCGCGTACCATTAGGATGCGTCTTATGCCAATAGACTTTGCGGGCCTCTGGCGTCATGGCTGCGTAGCGTGCTTTCCCGCTAATGCTTTGCTTCATACGCTCTGCCGGGTCCTTATAACGCTGTGTCTGCGCTATACTCTGATGTACGCGCTCTGCAGGGTTAGACCAACGACGACAATTACCGGCACTTGTTTTTTCGTGCTCTGCCGGATCACTGTAGCGCCGTAATTGCATTGCACTTCGTTTTGCACATTCAGCAGGGTCTTTGCATAATAGTATCTGGCTAGCCCGCTGTTTCTCATGCTCCGCTGGATTAGCGTAACGCCGTAGTTGACCGTCCTGCATCTTCGCACGTTCAGCTGGGTCTTCAAAACGACGCTTTACACCAATACTCATCTTTTTACGCGACGCCTTAGAGTGCTTACCACGAAAACCCTCACCGCCAACAGTAAGATTGTAACTTTTATCGCCCAATAAATCAGCGTTATATGTATGAAGTTTCTTAATGTAAGAGACTTCTTTTTCAAGTAGGTTTTTGCGTGGTCCGCGCCAGATTACTTCAAACTTAAAGCTCTTCCAATGCTTATCAATCTTCCACGCTTTGCGCATAGCGCGATGGAGTGGACCCTTTGACACGCCAGTACAAGCATGCCAAATATGCTTCTTCCACCTATTAGTCTCCGGTTTACCAGTGGTATCACATCCTACGTAGCGTTTACCATTTACTAAATTAGTAATTAGATAAACACAACCCCAACCTTCTCGATGTTTTCTCATGATTACCTTCATGTACCATTTAAGAATTCAGGGAAGCGCGGCTGGTAAGACCGCGCTTCTCATGCAAGGTCATGACCCCTGCACTATCCCTGTAATTATTATACCTCAGTTTGCCGCTTTGTGCCGACTAAATTCCGTCAGCATACACGGCAGTGCTTGGCCGCTTGAAAATGACCTGTGAAATGCAGCCTGCAAACATCGTTTCATAGGCGCCGCCACGCCGTGTAGTAGGCACTGTCATAGCGATTGTCATCGGTTGGGGCACCTTGAGGTACAGTGCTTTTTTCTGGTTGTGATAAAACACGGCGCGATCCAGTCCGTTACCAGTCTGCCCAGCCGTCGCAGTGTTGCCGACGCCCTGACCACTGATCCACGGGTTGGGGAGGAAGTCAATGGAAAATTTTACGCCGTGATGGGCCGCGACGCAGTTCTCTTCCACATACTTGATGATTGATGTCGCGACCGGCGCCCCGCCAATGGCCATCGGTTGGGTCAAGTACGCAAATTGAGTGTAAGGAATCAGCAGATGGTCAGCCATACCTTCAGAGGCGTCATATCCACTGTTCTGAACGGTCTGGTTGAGCGCAGTGTTGATGTCGGCTAGAATCTCCTGGGGTGTCTTCTTGCTCCAGTTGGTGCTGCCGCTGCCGCCGCCTGCTACTGTATATTCGTACACATTGGGGTTGTTGATGAGCGCGGGATCGCCCAGGAACCCAGCGTAGACAACGAAGTCCAGCGCCTTTGCCCAGTTCGTCTCCACGCTCTCCTCGTACAGTTCTTGCAAGCTGAACGGAGGCGCTTGTCCGACTCGCAGCGCTGTTTCCATGCGCTTAAGATCGATCCAAGTGATCGTCATTCCCATGGCCCATGTATACGTGCGCCAGATACCCTTCTGAATGTCAGCCTGCGCAGACGGAATGTCAGTATTACTGGTTCCTTGCAAACCAAAATACTGAGTGCCGGTGGTTGCGTAATTACTGGCGAACGCCGTGATGAACTCGGGGAAGCCTCCGCCTACTTCAACAGCGATGTCGCGCTTGTGCGTCACCGCCTGCAATGGACGTACGAGGTCCGTGTCGATAAGTTCCAGGTTGCTCTGCAGGAACGCGAAGCCAGTTGCTCCGGCAGCGTCAAAAACCCGCGCGCGACCTGGAGCCGCGCCGTGATTGCGATTGTTACGAATCATGGTAAGCTGTTCTCCTTCTTAGGCCGCGTTGCGGACCTTGATTGTGATTTCAAGCATGTTGTTGGCGTCGACGTAACCAGTGCGCGCAACCACGTTCGGCAGCGCGATGAGGTTGCTGAAAGTCAGCACGCTGGTGGCTGTGATAGCAGTGGTGAGGCCAGAGCTGATAACGATCGTTGTGTACGAACCGGCCGTGCCCGTGCCACTCACGACGTAGCTGCCAGGAGCGATGCCAGGGCCAGTAACCACCATGCCGACATAGACACCCGTAAAGGTGATGCCGGTCAAAGAGGTCGCAGCCGCGGCAGCCGCGGTGATGCCGTTCAACGTGAACAAGTCAGTAGCGACGGGGTTGGTTTCCCAGTCACCGATAAGGCCCGCAGAGACAGCCGTATTGAGGACGGCGCGAGTGTAGACCTGTGCACCGGCAGCAGGAGCGCCGACGCTGAGCAGGATGGTTCCTGCACCGCGCTCTAGCACCTCAGCCATCTGCAGGTTGGCATAGCTGCCGACCGACTGAACGCCCGGCGTGCCTGCGCCATAGCTCGAAGACCCTTGGTAAGTGAGCTGAGTCTTGACTTCACGGACGGCCATGCCGGCGAAGTAGTTAGCGATGTTGGCGGTGTTGGCGATGGTGGCGATGTAGTCCTTCACCGAAGTGAAAGCGCCGCCGCTGTTCGTGGTGCTCGGAATAACAACCGCCGGGTCGCCGAAGTTGAGGGTGTTGGTGGACGTCAGCGGCACGAACGAACGCGCCGTGATGATCGTATCACCGAAGCGAGAGACCGCCCCAGGGAAGCCGATATTCGGCCCAGTGACGGGAATGACCTGACCAAAAGCATACTGGGTCATTGTTACTTGCCTCCTTTATGGGCATTGTGTGCAGCATCGTATGCGGCCTGTATGTCCGCAATACGCTTGTCAGCGCCGGCAGCGCCAGAATCAGCGGCATGGGCGCGGTTGAGTGGTGCGCGAGGCAGCTTGCTATCACGTGCACGGGCTGCTCCGGCAAAGCTGCCGTAACCGCCGTTGCTGGCGCGAGAGCTGCGGGTAACGCTGCTCAGCGCCGAGTTGAAAGCGTCCTGCACCTTACTATCCTTGCAGCGGGCCACGACCGGCCGAAGCATCTTCAGCACCGCAGCGGCGCCGTCAGCAGCGCGGGCGCGGTCCTTAGCATGGCGCTTGTCACCCACAGGCTCCAAGTCCTCTTCGCCCTCTTCAAGGTCGTCGTCCTCAGCGCCCTCTTCTTCTTCGAGTTCCTCAGGATCTTCGTCCTTGGCGTCCTCAGCTTCAGGCTCTTCATTGCCGAGAACTTCATCCAAAGGCGCGGCATCAACTACCGGCTCATCCTCTTCCTCGAGGTCTTCGTCGCTAGCATGCGCCGGCTCTTTCTCCTCTTCAGAGAAGAACTGGCCGAGCAGGGACTTCAGCTCTTCCAGGTCAGCGTCGTTAACCTTGCGGTCCTTTGCGCGGTGCTTGTCGCCGGCTTCTTCCTGGTCAATGAGGTCGTCCAGGGCGTCGTGCATGGCCTTGCGTTTGCCGTCCATTACTGGTTCGTCCTCCTCGTCAAGCTCGGCATCGCGCAGCTTGCGATCACGTGCCTTGCGCTTGGCGTCTGCCACCTCTTCGTCATGGTCGTCTTCTTCCATGAGCTCATTGTCGCGGGCCTTGCGGTCTCGCGCCTTCTTGTCCTCAGCGGGCGGAGGTGATTGCTTAATGGCCTCAGCCGCCTCAGCCAACGCTTCTGGCTCCGCATCGGTAGCATAAGCCTTCAGGCCCAGACCGAGCAGGTGCTTCAAAACATTCGCCACGGGTTTGTTCTCCTTTTTCGAGGGTTGTACAGCGGTTGAGGTTTTAGACGTCGCCGCCCTTTCGACGGCGGGCGGCGCTATGGAACTAATGGGCGGTGAACTTGCAGGGTCAGGGGCGGAGTCGCCGATGGCTACTTCCAAACCGGCGCGGCCCTTGGGGACAATGGCGGCGTGGTTGCCGACCATATTGCATTGAATGATCTTCTTGCCGTCTCGCGCGATTGAGAAGTCATAGCCAAGGCTGACATCACGCGAAGTCTTATTGCGGACCTTATCGATAAGCGGCGCCCGCGAGATCACAAGGTCGGCGATCACTGGCCACTCACCGCTGTCCAGCTGCTCGTCGCCTTTGCGCACATTCTGGATGTGGCCGCAGGCATACTCGGCAAAGTTGTTTGGAGTGATAAAGCCAGGCGGATGGTTGTCTGCGATTGGCTTGCCGTTCAGCGATGCCAAGAACTCTGGCGCGAACACTTCGCTCGCCGGCCGGTACAAGTCAATAAGCGCCGATGGGTTGCCGATGTCAATGCCCAGGTCCTCCGCGCTCTCCTGCGGCAGGTCGCGCACAGCATACTCTTGGAAACCAGTCCGCGCAATGGGACAGCCAACCACGATAAGGAAACCCTCTGGCGTCTCGCTGATGTGCTCACTGAGTTGAGATACCAAGTAGCCATGAGCAGTCTGCGTGGCGTCGATCACTTCTTCGTTATTGGGCATGTAGAGTCCTTATTACTTAGTGACTTTGACTGGAAGCGGGAGAGCGTCTTTTGCCTTATCTTTCCAGTAATGCACATCCGCCCTCTGGTACAGTACCTGGGCCTTATTGTCTAAGCGAGTGAACTCTGACTTTGACAGTGCTTTTGGTCCTTTGTTGCCGACTTCTATTGCAGCAAGGTATTTCTTGCCATCAGGCGAAGACTCAAAAGCTTTTACAGCGCGCTCGCCCTCGTCAGCTTTATCGTATGGATCAAATGAAGCGTCTTTCGCCCTGGCGGAGTTAGGGATGCACATACCGCTAATACGCTCACGCGCAGAACTATTTATCTGCGCCCAGGACTTTCTAGCCCACATGTGCGCATCGTCCTCATCGAAGTCATCAAGTAACCAACCTACGCGCGTCTGTGGGCTTGCAGCATTCCAGGTGCGCTCGTCGCGCGGGTCAGTGGCATCCTTTCCCACTGTAAGTGGTTCCACTACCTCTTCCCCAGTCTTCGCGTCATGCGCCACCCGAACACGCTCGCCAGCCCGCGTCCGTTCTACAGCACTTCGCAACGCCGGACCAGCAGCGTCGAATGCCTGGACCTTGCCGACTGATGGGTGCTCGTACTGCCCATGGTAGCTGCGCACGGCCTGACGCTGGCACTCGGCAATTCCGTCCCTGGCGATCTGCTCATTATGCTGATCGCCGACCTTACGGAAGCCTGAGGCAGCTTGGCGATAAGAGTCCATCGCTATGGCGTGATTGCCTGTGACTTCTTGGTGCTGGGCCGTGTACAGTGAGATTGGCGAAGCTGAATCATAAGCCTTGCCAGACCGCGCGGCTTTCAAGGCGGCATCGACT